CTGCTGATACCGGGACCGTTCCTGTATCCGTATTTTTTCGAGATACTGGATTACAACGACAAGAACGAGACAGGCGTAAAGAAAATAAACATACGCCGCGCTTTCGTCTGCGGCGGCCTGCTGTTCGGGGCTTACCTGACGTTCACATTCCTTCTGGCGTGGACGCATTTTAACCCGGTACTTAATATAATCAAGGCGTTTTTGATTTTCCTTGTAGCGGTATCGACCGTATCCTCATTTCTTTACAGCATATATATCACCTTCGGCCGCAGGCTGGGGCTTTGCGTAAATATCGCTCTTGTAGGGTTATGGCAGTTCCTTATACCGATGGGCGTTCTCGGCGTTTGGACGCTTATGGCGTCAATCCGGATTTACATAGTAATCGGCGCGATCCTTTTCGCGATCGTGTGGCATTTTGCTGAAAAGAAAAAACAGCGGGCGGCGCATGAGGAAAGAATATAAAGACGTAAACATATCCCTGCTTAAAACGCCGGAGAAAAACACGCGCATACACCCCGAAAAACAAATAAACGAGATCCGGCGTTCACTGAAAAAATGGGGGCAGTACAAAAACGCCGTCATCGATGAAAACTACCTTGTTTTGGCCGGTAACGGACTGGTAACAGCGATGCGGCTTGAAGAGTACAAGAAAATCAAAGTCATCATCATGTACGATCTTTCAGAGAACGACAAAAAGAAGCTGATGATGGCAGATAATAAAACGGCGGGACTCGGCGTTGACAACCTGTCGAATATCGAGGAGATCATCAACGAGCTGGCCGGGGATTTCGACATTCCGGGATTTGACGACGACATATTGAAATCCATTAACGCCGCGTCGGAAGAAATATCCCAGGCTCTTGACGATTACGGAAAAGCGACGGAGGAAAACATCGCCGAAATGGAATACAACGACGGGGTAAACGATCCTGCGGAAGACGAATTATCCGCGGATACCGAAAATAAGGCGATGGCGGCGGAAACCGCGAGGCGAAGCGTCATCTGCCCAAAATGCGGCGCGGAAGTATGGTTGTAAAGCGGGAAGGGACGAGGACTGTCCTTGAAGCCGCCCGGAAACGGATCATTAACGCCTTTTCCAACGGAAAGAAAGTTTACGTCTCTTTTTCGGGCGGCAAAGATTCCCTGTGTCTTTTGGATTTAATCCTGACCCTCGCCCAAGAGGGCAAGATAGATCCAAAACAGATGACGGTTGAATTCATCGACGAGGAAGCCATATTCGACTGTATCGAACTGTCAGTTTTGACATGGCGGAAAAAAGTGCTGCTTGCCGGAGGGCAGTTCAACTGGTTTTGCCTTGAAGTGAAACATTTTTCTTGCTTTAACAATCTTGAAGAGGATGAAACGTTCGTCTGCTGGGACAGCACGAAAAAAGACGTATGGGTACGCCGCCCGCCTGAATTCGCGATTAGAACCCACCCCCTTCTTAACAGGACGCCGATGAAAAAAGAATCGCAAAATTACAAGGACATGTTCCAGCAGTTTCTTACAAAGCATAATTCTGACGGCATAGTGATAACGGGCGTGAGGATGGCGGAATCGCTGCAGCGGTCAAAATACATGGTCAGTTCCTTCACGTCCAAAGGGCTAGCCCGGGGGAACATGGTGTGGCCGATGTATGACTGGAAAGATACGGACGTATGGCTGTATCTATACGAAAGGAAAATAACAATCCCGGACATTTATCTGTTTCTGTACCAGTCGGGAAGCCCGTTAAGAGGCCTGCGCGTATCCCAATTCTTTTCGGTAGATACCGCAAAATCCCTTGTGAAGATGAACGAATACTACCCGGATTTAATGGACAGAATAATCAGGAGGGAGCCGAACGCCTACCTTGCCGCCCTTTACTGGGACAGCGAGATGTTCCGCCATTCCTCAAAAAAGCGCAGGGAGCTTGAAGACAAAAAAGATTATAAGACCGAAGTGTTCAAAATGCTGGAAAGCCCCCTCAAATACTTCAAAACGAAAGGCGGATTAATCAACGCAAAAAATATAAGCCAGCTGCTCGTAAAGTACGGGCTTATCATAAATGATAAAACATACAAAAAAATTTATGACTGCCTAGTCGGGGGAGATCCGAAACAGAGAACCCTCCGGGCGTTAATAACAAACATCAGTTTGGACTACTCGCAAGAAAACGACGACAAAAAAGGAAAAAAACATGGAAAATAAAATAATGCTCCCCCTCTCCACCCTCCAATGGGTAGACCGTAACCTGCTCAAGCCCAATGACTACAATCCCAATAAAGTATCCCGCGAAAATCTGGAATTATTGACTATATCCATATTCAGCAACGGCTGGACGCTGCCCATAGTGTGCCGGCCTGATTTAAACATTATTGACGGCTTCCACCGCTGGACGGTAGCGGGACCGGATTGGAAATTCATACCGAAAGGATACAAACAGACGCTTTATGAAACATTAGGCGGATTAGTGCCGAGGGTGATAGTGAAACACAAAGACGAAGCCGGGGATATGTACGGGACCGTGACGCACAACCGCGCCAGGGGAACGCACCTGTTAGAACCGATGAAAAACATCGTTAAAAAACTCTTGGCTCAGGGAAAATCCATAAAAGAAATAGGCAAGGAATTAGGAATGAAACCTGAGGAAGTATACCGCTTATCCGACATATCGAAAGAGCAGTTTTTACAGCTAATGGCAAGCAGGTCTCAGGGCTATTCTAAAGAACTGTACTTGCGGAAAATGTAGGCTGATGATAACATAAAAGAAATGGAAGAAGACATTTTAACTAAAGATTTTATGGAGTTTCCGGAAGAATTAAACATTAAATGCACGGAAGAAGAATTCCATAACTTAATGACAACAATTAACGATTCAGATATTCCTATTGAAACGATAACTTTTTTAGATTATCCGGGGTAAAATGAACTTGCGGAAAATTTAGATGTTTGTTATTATAAGATTATGAGTAGGGTAAATAATGAGATATGCGGAACTTGCGGCAATTTTTATATTGAAAGAGAAGGATATTATCCGTTAAAATATTGCAAAGGCACTTGTACCGTAATACACCCAAGAGACAAGGCTTGTCATAGATGGGTAGAAAAAGACGAAGAACATATAAGATTAGAACGTGAATATATATTAGGGGAAAAATTCAAAGAGACAGCATAGCTAGATAGCATAAAACACATGAAAAAATAGAAAAACCATAAAGATATAGCCTCGGTTCGGAAAGTTCAACAAACGTACCTACAGGTAGGTTTTAAGGCATTTTGGAAACGGTCTGTAAAGCGAAAAAATGTTAAAAAACGCAATTCTTTTGACATTTCGAAAATTAAGTGTATAATCTGATAGTCGCCGTAAATCGGCGAATAATCGGTGAGTATGGCGGTAAGCAAAAAGTCTCTTGAAAATTTAGAAAAGGGCAAGGCAACCCAATTCTCCTCGACAAACCAGCCTGAAAACTCCGGCAGGCGTCCGAATGTTCTTGACGCTTATATTAAAGCCGATAAATTATCCCTCGATGATTTAAGGGCGTTAATTTCCAGTCTGGCGATATATAACGCGGACGAAATAAAAAAAATTTTAAACGATAAGAAAAACAAGCCTCCGATTTTTACGGTACTTATACTTAAAGCCATAATGTCTGACATGGAAAAAGGAAAAGTAGATAATTTTGAAAAATTGACGGCTCGTGCTTATGGCAAGCCAGTACAGCCTTTGGATATTCCGCCCAAAACGTTATCAAGGTTATCTATGACGCCGGAAGAACGGAAAAAAAGAATAGAGGAGCTGCTTAAAAAAAGTGAGCCGAAACCTAAAAAATCTGGACGAAAATGAACAGGAAGAACTTCTTTATCTTCTTGAGCAGGAAGAACTTGAGAAAGTAACTCCGAAAATGGAGCGTTTCCGCAAGCCTTGGCGCATAAAACTTGCGAAAGGCGGCAGAGGGGCAGGGGCAAAATCAAGGTCTTGTACTTCATTACTTGTACAGATAGCGAATATAGAGCAAATAAAAGTAGGTTGTTTCCGCGAATATCAAATATCATTAAGAGAATCGTGTTATTTGCTTATATGCGAAACCATTACGCGGCTCAGATATCCGGGATGGAAAATATACAGGGATTATATAACGTCGCCGACAGGATCATATTTTATTTTTAAAGGGTTAAATGACTTAAAAGCAGCGGAACAGATAAAAAGCTATGAAGGTTTTGACATATTTTTCCTTGAGGAAGCGTCCGCGATATCCAAAGATTCAATCAAAATGTTACTGCCTACGCTGCGGAAAGAAGGTTCGGAGCTGTGGGCTGTGTGGAATCCTGAGACAGACTACGATCCGATTTATACAGAGTTATGGCTTGCGGACAGAAAAGATGTACTCAGAATTGAATTAGAGCAGGGGAAAATAGACAATCCATGGTTTCCCGATGTATTGCAAAATGAAATGGACACGGATTACAAGAACAACCCCGATGACGCGGAGCATATCTGGGGCGGCGCGCCCCGGAAGCAGGGCGAAAGGGCGGCGCTGAGTCGTGTAGACATAAGGGCAGCGACAGAAAGGGAAGTTGAAGAAACTGAACCGGACGAGGTAGGCGTTGATGTAGCCCGATTCGGGAACGATAAAACGCAGATGTACCGCCGCAGGGGAGCGAAAACAATCGCCCACAGGGAGCTTACAAAAAGAGATACGGTATTTATTGCCAACGAGGTTTGGGATTTTGTCGGGCACGATCCGAAGGTAGCAATCAAAGTAGACGATACCGGCGTAGGCGGCGGCGTTACGGACAACCTCAGAAGACTGGGCGCGAATGTGGTGTCGATTATCTTCTGCTCCAAAGCGGAAGATAAAAAGAAATATAAAATGACGATTGACGAAATGTGGTTTGAATTCCCATTGAAAGAAATAAACATACCGAACGATCCGCAGTTGTTACAGGAATTAGGCGGCAGGCTTTACGGCTTTGACGAAATAGGACGCAAGAAGATTGAACCGAAAGAAAAATTTAAAAAGCGGTTTGGCAGATCGCCCGACAAGGCGGACGCTTTACTGCTTTGTTATTACACCGGCTATCACAGGGAAGGCGCCGGATCAAGCGTCGGAGAGGCGGAAACAGACTGGGGATAAATATTTTTTCAAAATAATTTAAAAAATGGGAAAAATACGACCAATGCGACAGATTAATACAATTTAGAAATAAATAAAATTTGACAAATAATTTCCCTATGATATATTTACTTAGAAAGTTTATCAGTAGTATGTTTGTGGGAATAAATTTGTGTTACTCGATAAGGGCTGATAAAAATACAGGGGAAGAAAAATGACAGTAGATGAAATTATTATTGACTATCTTGAAAAGAATGGATTTGACGGGCTCGGTAATGGTGAGCATGATTGCGGTTGTGAAATTGCTGATTTCCATCCCTGCGGCGAGATAAAAGGCGACTGTATACCAGCATATAAACACGAACGATCTAAATGCGAAAACTGTCATGGGTGCGGCGTTGATTTTAGGAATGTTGGAGATTTTGTTTTTTGCGCGCATAAAACCCCTATTGGTGAGTAAATATATCGGAGGGAGAATATGGAAGCCAGATCAATAAAAGTACCTATAGTTTGCGGTGATCTTACTTGTTGTAACTATGAACCAGTAGGTTTTGCGACATGCCACCTCTTGAACACGGGCAGGGGCAAAAATCCAAAAAAGACTTGCAGGGCGTTCGGCGTTCAATTATTCAGCACTGATGGGCGCGTTATGCGTTGCAGAAAATGTATACAGGCGGGGAAAAGGAAAGCGGAATGAAAATAAAACCTTATTTCAAATTGCCGATGATCGGCGTTAAAATTGAGTTGGGGGGAAAATGACAGGAATAGAACTGATAGCTGCAGAAAGAATGCGGCAGATTGAGGAAGAAGGGTTTACGGCGGAGCATGATGACGAATGGGAAAAAGATGAACTTGCAAAGGCCGCTACTTGGTATGCTTTGCCTGAACATAGACGATGTTGTATTGGAGAGGTTTGTTCAATATGGCCGTGGGATAAGGAATGGTGGAAGCCTACACCTGAAAATCGTATCAATGAACTGAAAAAAGCTGGAGCGTTAATCGCCGCTGAATTAGACAGGCTTTTGAGAAAGAAAAATAAAGGAGAGGAAAAAATGGAAACTGAAAAAGAAAGGGAACAGAAAACGAAAGAGTTTCGGGAACTGTGCAAGCCGCTTAATGACTGGTTGCAAAGAAACTATCACCCGCACGCGAAAATCATAATCGAGACCGACCATGCGGAAATTGTCGAGGGTATTATGGCGGTTCCGTTTGAAGTTATTGATTAAGGGGAAAGCATGATTTATATACCGACGGGTAAGGCGATAGTGGCGGTCGAGGTTAAAGACGATGACAGATATTGCGAAAGGGATTGCGCCCTCTATTGTGATGATCCTAATTGTCAAATTGCCTGCCGTCCAGATGAACGCAAAGACGGCAAGAGCGTAATATTTAAACTTGTCGATTACAAAGAGGTAACAAGTGAGAACCATTGAAGAAGTTGAAAAAGAACTGAATGATATAAGACAGAAAATTGACGAACTATTAGCGCAAGAATATGAGCTTCAAAAAGAAAGACTGGAGATGAAATTTTTAGATAAGTTTCCAATTGGAAAGCGTGTAAAGTATGAAGGAATAGAATATGAAATATATAAATATGACGGCGAGAAGAATTCAGTGGTAGCAACAATAATAACAAACACAGGGAGACATTTATTTGATTGTTTTAGGAATATGCCTGAATGGGTACTGAAAGAGATACTTGAACAGGAAAAAGAGCGAATAACAGCTTAATAGCTGATAAAATATTTTGGGAGGAAAAATGGAAGGATTAAGTCCGCGACAGTTAGAAGTGTATGGCTGTATAGAGTCATATTACAAAAAAAAAGGATTCAGCCCGTCAATATCGGACGTCGCTGAAATTATAGGGCTTTCGACATCGACTATCGCCACATACATTGAGGCGTTGAAAAAGAAAGGGTATGTGACCAGCGAGCGCGGCGTTCCCAGATCGCTTTTAGCCGTTGCCGCGGGAAAGGGGAGAAAAAGATGAACGAAATAACCACGCTCAAAAAAATTGAGCAGTCAAAACTTGCTATCCGGGAAGTGAAAACCCTTGACGAGATTAAAAAAATAGTTGATCAGGGCGAAGCGTTGAAAGCCTATGCGAGATCGGCGCAACTGTCGGCTGAAATACAGGCGGATATTGCGGAATTGAATATCAGGGCTATGCGCCGGCTTGGGGAAATATCGGCGGCGTTGGAAAAAGCGAAACCGGGTGTAAAGCCAAATGAATTACGTCCGAAGGACGGACATAATTCAAAAACAGCGACGCTTTCCAGTATTGGCATAACGCGCCAACGGGCTAACGAAGCGGAAAAACTTGCCGCGATACCCGAGAAATTATTTGAAACAAAAATTACTGAGGCTAAAGAAGCGTCTGAAACAATAACGAAATCGCTTTTTAAGGACATCGAGGACGGGAAAGAACCTACGGATTACAAGGCGGTACGCAGGGTAGTCGAATACCGGCGCACGGGTATAAAGCCTGATGACTGGGAAGACGGAGACGACGAATTAAACAGGGAAGCGGATGAACAGGACGCGTGGCTTGACGCTTACAGGAAAGAACTTGCGGAAAAGAGAGAGCGTGAGGCGAAATACCAGAACGACGCGTTCCCCGCCCAATTCCAAAAATACCTTGACAGCCTGAACAGCGACGCGCACAAGACGGTTGTATGTAACAATGTTATGAGAATATGCAGGCAGACATTGGTTGTTATACAGAAACGAAAAAAGAATGCTTGACGAATATATTAACGACAGTATTTCAGAAATGTCGAAAGAACTGGAAAAAGCAGATGGCACAGGATTTATAACCGTAAAGACATTGGACTTAAAGTTATGGCTGAAAAGAATGAAGTATATAAAAGGCATATTGAAAACTTGGGAGAAAACTCGTAATGAAACAATGCCCTAAATGCGTGTGGAGAACCTATTGCTACACCGAGCCTATGTGCGACAAGGCAAGGCAGATTTTGCACGACACCGATATCGCCAATGAGATATACAAGAAATATAAGAATCTGGATTGCCTGTACTTTATTGACCGCAGGCAAACTGAAACTACTTATACAACCATTAAAGAGGGAGAGATTGACCACTTTCAATTTTTGATAAAACAGTATCAAAGTTTAGGGTACTCAAAAAGGTTGTCCGTTATGTTAAAAAATATTCAAAGGGCTTTAGGAGTAATAGTGGAATGTCACAAGGAATAAAAATATTGGAAGGCAAAATGACAAAGATTGAACAATGGCAAAAATGGGCAAAACAGCAAAAGATTTTACAAGAAGAGTTAGACAAAACCGAAATTAAATTTTATTCGTCTATCCGAGACCCTGACAAAAACGGGCGGCTTAAATACGATGCAAGCGAGGATAAAATAATTATTTGTATAAACTTTTTACGCGAGCAAAGAATTGAGTTGCCTGTTTATGCCGGGAAAGAATTATTATCTGTCTTAAAACAATTATATGAATAATGGAGTAGGGGAACGAGGGAAAGAATGAATAAATTAACAGCTATGCTCTTTTTACTTACCGCTGAGGCAGAAGCTAATGAAAGGGGAAATACAGCAAGAGCAGCAGAAATCAGGGCAGATTATCTCTTGTTTTGTGATGGCTTTTATGATGAGTATTTTAAAGAAACGATAAGCCGCAGAAACACCGCCTCCCTTACTGACGGGACAGGTAGATAAGCGTAAAGTACGCGGCTTGTTTTATAAATTATGAGAAAAGAGCAGATAGGAAATACAACAATCTTTCTCGCCGACTGCATGGAATTGATGAAGCAATATCCCGACAAGTACTTTGATCTTGCCATCTGTGATCCGCCTTTCTTTTCTGTTAAAAAATTAGATTACAGCAGAGGAAGGGAAAGAACGGCGCAAGGGCGGATATTTACCAAATATAAAGCCCCTATAGCATGGAATGTTCCTGATAATTATTATTATAAAGAGTTGTGCAGGGTGTCAAAAGGGCAGATAATTTTTGGAATAAATTATTATCATTTTGAGAATGTGCCTGGCGGACGCATAGTATGGGATAAAAAGAAGCATGAGGGGACCACGTTCTCGGACGGGGAAATAGCGTCTTGCTCTTTAATTAACACGGTAAAATTTTTCAGGTACAAATGGGACGGAATGTTACAGGAAAATATGAAGCACAAAGAAAAGCGCGTCCATCCCACACAGAAACCGATAGAACTTTACAACTGGCTTTTGTTAAATTTCGCAAAACCAAACTGGAAAATTCTTGATACGCATTTGGGGAGCGGCTCCATTGCCATAGCCTGTAACAAACTGGGCTTTGACTTGACGGCTTGCGAAATTGACAGGGAGTATTTTAACGCCGCCTGCAAGCGGATTAAAATTGAAAAGGCAATAACATGAAATTATCAAAATTTGCCATTGCGATTAGCGTATTCCGTGAATCAAGAAAAGAGGGATTTGGGTTAATACTGTGCGTTATAGAATTTATACATATCCTGCGGAGCAAGTTTGAAATTGTCGTTAAAGCAAATGATGACGGTTTGACAATAGAATAATTATCTGCTATTTAATTAATCTAGTAAAATAAAAAAGGCTACCCAATAACGGACAGCCTTTTTCGTTTAAGCCTTTATTTCTTCTTTGCGGTTTTCTTCACAGTTTTCTTTGCAGCGGGCTTTTTCGCTGCGGTTTTTTTTGGCCGGAGCCTTTTTTGTTGCTGGCATAATGTCCTCCTGATTTATTATCGGTAGTTTTTTGTTATTTATAAATTTTATCGCTATCGTAAGTGTATACTAAGAAAGTTTATCCGAATTGCGGAAATTTCCCCTGAGTATAAACTTGCCTTATGCCCGTTAATACCCAGCACAAGTTATACCAAAAACACATCCGCAAATGGACTACCGTAAGGGACTGCGTTGACGGGCAGGACGCCATAAAAGAAAAAGGAACGGCCTACCTTCCGCGCTCCGCGGCTCACAGCAAAATTGAATACGAGAATTACAAAGAACGCGCCGCTTTTTTTGACGGCACAAGCCGCACCGCCGAGGGTTTGCACGGGCATTTGTTCGCTGAGGACCCGGTACAATCCGGCGAAATCTCCGACGCTTTCAAGGAAAAATTAAAGAACATCGACGCCTCCGGAACAAGCCTTGACCAGTTTGTGTCAAATATTTGCTGGGACGCCATGCAAGCCCCGTGGGGCGGAGTGTTGGTTGACCATATCCCGGTACCGGAAGGCTCGACTTTGGCGGACGTGAGCGGCGGCGCGTTCCTTAAATGGTATCCCGCCGAATCGTTAATTAACTGGAATCACTCGACGATCAACGGAGAAAAAAAACTTACAATGGTTGTTTTACGCGAGGACATTGAAGAAAAAAAGCCTGATGATGAATTTGCCATGGATACAATCGAGGCTTACAGGGTATTGTCTCTTGACGCGGATGGATATTATAACCAGAGGGTATTCAGGAAAGCGGAAAACGCGCAAGATAAAAACGCTCTTTTCGTACAAACCAGTATCATATACCCCAAAATGAGCGGCGATAAATTTAAGTATATCCCCTTTTATACCTGCCCCGGCGAAATCCCTGAGAAATCAATGCTCTTAGGGCTTGCTTATGAAAACATCGGGTATTACCAGAAAACCGCTGAATATGAAAACGGATTGTATTTTACCAGCGTCCCTACGCCGATCGTCGAAAACATGAAGGCGCCGTGTGAAGAAGTAGAGGTAAAGTACAAAGAGGACGGTGTTGAAAAAACAAAAAAAGAAAAAGTTTATAAAAAAGTAACCACAGGCGGATCCAAATTCTTGTTTTTTTACCAAGAAGACAAAGAAGGTAAATCCGCCGACGTGCGGGTTAAGTTCTTGGAGTTTGACGGTGCCGGCCTTGGGGAAATCGCCAAAGCTCTTAACAGTTGCCTTGATCGTATGGCAAAGCTGGGGATACAGGCTATCGGCGCTGACAAGAAGGGAGTAGAAACGGCGGAAGTGGCGCAGATACACAGAGCTTCCGAACACGGGGTGCTTGGCGCGTTCGCGAGAAACATGAGCGAGAAAATAACCCAGGCCGTCAGGTTGAAAATGACATGGGACAAAAGCCCTGAAGACGAAGCCAGCGGCTGGACTTATGAACTGCCGACAAAATTCAATATAGAAGAACTTACCGCTCAGATATTCCAGATCATGTACTCGGCGAGAATGGCGAACGAAATTCCAAGAAGCGTATTCTTCAATTACTTGAAAAGAAACGGAATGTTGCCCAAAGGAGTGGAAACTTTAGAAGATTTTATTAACGAACTTGACAAGGATCTGACAGACGGACACGGAACGCCCAGTGATGAAGAAGGTGAGCAACAACAAAAAACTATGGGTGAAAAATGATAGCCAAATTTTATAAATTAAATGGCGAAGAAAATATAAAAGCTCAAAAACCTGATTTTTTTAGGATTGTATTTTGCTGGAAAACCTATGTATCACTTAAACATAAAATAAGGCATAAATACGTACAAAAAAAATGGGATGTGGTAATTATAAACACACCAAAAGGTAAGTATTGTTTTGGCAAGGAATAGTGACAAATGAAAATATTTGACATAAGGGTATACGACAATTTTGACGTTGTTTTTCGTGTCGCGATATGTAAAACAAAAAAGGAGATGATTCGCCAATATAAAAAAATCAGGCCGAAAGAAGACCATTCAGATTCAAACGCGATATTTCATACAACTGATTATTTAACAAAAGATGATTTGCCGGGTAAATTTAAATCAAATGTATTTGGTACGATATATTTTAATCTCGAAGCAACATCAGACGAGACGATTATCCATGAATGTGGCCACGCCGCTTTTTGTTTTGAGCGTAATATCAGACGGCATACAGGAAATTTTGACAGGGAATATTGTCCAAACGGCGGCGGGGATGAGGAAGAAGTGTTTTGTTATTTTCTTGAAAACGCATTTACTAAAGTAAAACAGGCGATTAAGAAATACATGAGGGAAAACAAATGAGCCTTAAAGAAATAAAGACAACCAGGGGAACGGTATGGGGCGCGAAGTCGTACCCGTTTTCAACAGGAAATAACCGTGTTTATGATATTTTACTTCATGTTTTAATCATAAATGACACTGACGAATTTGTCTGCACTTGTTTGAATTTGCAAATTGACGGTTACGGAAAAACGCCGGAAGAAGCAGAAAATGACATGAAAGAAAATGTGCGGCAATTCATAGATGTAAACTTTGAAAAATTATCAAATGATGACGCATGGCGAAATATATTTGATTTACACCGCATTAGCGGATCAATAAAGGAATATTGGGACGCTTTTTTTGAAGTTTTAAACGCCGGACAGGTAAGCATAATAAAAGATTGAAAATATTATGGCTAAAGAAGTTTATGACCGTGTAAGCAAGCGCAGAAAAACCTCTGAATTAAGGGACGTTTATCTCAGGCACGGCATTAACCTAACCCGTTACTCCACGCACGAAGCCCGCAAATTGCAGGACATTCTTGACACCGCCAACGTGCAGATTAGAGGAATAATCTCAAAAGCCAAAGCAGTGGAGACGAAAGAGAAGTACCGAAGAATCGCCGCGGACATAAGAAGGGTGTCAAACGAACTAACAGAGAAACTTGACAGGCAGATTGAATTTGACTTTAAGGAGCTTGCCGGAGAGGAATCAAGATTTGTTGAAAACGCCATGAGAAGCGTCGGGGTAAAAGCTGACTTTGAGCTTCCCGCGCCGCAGAAGATATGGGCGGCGGCAAGTTTTGATACCTATGACGGATACAGAAAAAAAGAAACATACGAAACTTATCTTAATACGTTAGGCGATAACGTGTTCAAGACTTGGGACGCCAATGTCCGAGCCGGATACCTTGCCGGTCTTACCGCGCAACAGATTAATCGCGCTGTCTTAGGTTCAGTTAAGGATATGGAGCCGGGACAGATGAAGGATTTGCGGAATTCGTTGGAGATGAACACAAAAACAATGGTCGCGCATCTTGCGGAAAAAGCGAGGGACGAAACCTACAGAAAAAACAGTTCGTTATTTAGCGGCTTTAGATACGTTGGAACTTTGGATAGCCGCTGTTGCCTCGAATGTTCAGTTTTAGACGGGAAATTTTTTGAAGGATCGGAAGTACCTACTGAACCTGAAATGCCGCAACACCCGCGCTGTCGTTGCCTCTGGTTGCCTGTTATAAAAGGCATGGAAGATGAATTTGACGAAGACGATGAAAGGGCGAGCGTTGACGGCCCGGTACCTGCCAGTTGGACGTATCAAGACTGGCTGAAAACACAAGACGATAAAACCATATTAGATATTCTTGGCCCAACAAGATACGGACTTTACAAAGAAGGTATGCCGATAACATCTTTTGTTGCTGATGGAAGCGTTTTGTCACTTAAAAAAATGATAGAGAAAGAAGGGTTAGAATTATTTGGCGGCGGATTAAAAGACAAGTCATGGCAAGTTCAGAAAGCATATTCAGATACTTATTATAATTCTATACGAAACCGTTCCGAGCCGACCGATATTGATAAAATAGCAAAAAATACTGACTTTTCAGTAAATGATATTCAGGCAATAAGAGACCATGTTTTTATTGACGAACACGATCTTGGTGATGGCAAAATAGGCAGGTTTGCTTCTGATTGGCAGATAGCGCAGGCATGGCAACGTATGGAGCAGGGATGGGAAGGCAATGGTATGAAGAAATACCGTGATTGTGATATATTGTTATTAAAGCATGAATTGGAAGAATTGACTATTATGGCAAAATATGGGTACAATGCTTGGGAAGCGCATGGGTTGGCCACCAAAAAATATCAGTGGAGTAAAGCAATAAAGGAGCTTGGATAAATGGCTTGGTATTATGTAAAGATCAGTGAAGACAATACAATGGTCATTTATGCGTATGGGCTGGAAACCAAAGAGGCGACAGGACAGCTCAAGTATGATAAAAAAACGAATGAATACTCAGTATTAAAAATTGCAGATAATGACGATCAAAGGGGCGCAGAATGGGCACTTTCCCATTTTCCCGATATTATTAAAAAAGGATTTCCTGAAAAAGATATTGTAATGATAGGTTGAAACAGGTTTATATTAACGATTTATTAACCGTCTTTTTTCTTTTTGGGGCGCCCGCCTTTTGACACTTTACGGATTTTTTCAACGACAGATTTATCGTAAATGGCGGTCGGGCCGGCGTAACAAATAGGTTTTATTTTTGCCTTACGAAGTCGCATTTTGGCGGCTTTTGGGTGTATTCCCAGAGCGTTTCCTATCTCATTAACTGTCATGCCTTGCATTATATAATTATCGGTAAAAATAATCAATAACAAAAGTGTAAAAGGTTATTGACATATTATTTACACTAGTGTAAAATATTAATAGATTTGCCCGTATGGGTAAAAATAATCTTTAGGAGAGAAAATTATGGCAAGAACAGCGAAAAAGGAAGAGGAAGTAGTAACCCTCAAAGAATTAAAAATTGAGCCGTTGACTTTGACGGTAAAGGGCGATTCGCCCCTTGTGGTCCATGCTTGGGGAGAAAAAGCGCGGCGGGAAATGTTGGACAAACAAATGCGAAAGGCAAAATCCGTAAAAGAAGCGAGAAATCCTTCCGCCGATGTTATTTCTTCGTTATACTGGCTTTCCAACAAACCAAAAGAAATGACTGAGGACGCATTTATTGACGCGATTAAAAAGGGCGCAAGGTTTGGCTTTCCGGCAAAGGCTTTCAAGGCGGCGGCGGTTTCCGCAGGCTATCGGACGGGAACGATAAAAAACAAAGTTACCATGTACGCGGCTTTTCACATTCAAGGCGAACTGGTAGAAATTATCGGCAAGCCAGAGCCAAGAGAAGACATGGTGCGGCTTGCGGGGCCAAGCGGCGTTGCGGATATACGATTTAGGGGGCAATTTCCCGAATGGAAAGGCGTATTAAATCTCACTTTTTGCCCTGATTTAATTTCTCTTGAACAAATAGTAAACCTGTTTAATTTAGGCGGTTACTGTTGCGGTGTTGGAGAAATGCGTGTTGAAAAAGGCGGAGAATGTGGAATGTTTCACGTTATGTGCAAAAACGAAAAATAGCTTCTGGCAGGCAGGGCAAGGCGAGTTACGGTTAGGTCATGTAGGGTTAGTTCTGGCAAGGTAAGTTTTGGCAGGCAAGGTATGTCAGTGTTAGGCGAGGCGAGGTTGGTTCTGGCAAGGCAGGCGAGGTATGACAAGTCGGGGAATGGCGAGGCGGGATTTGGCGAGGCGAGTCAGGCGGGGTATGACGCGGCGTGGCATGATGCGGCAAGATTAGGCAAGGCGAGACAATCTATTTTAATTCTTTAGGAGTAATTTATGAAGGGAGTTTATTCATGGAAAACGGGCAGTCATTGTAAAGGCGACGCTACAAAAGTCGGAGCGGAACTGGAAGAAATCGGCGAACAGGTAACGCCTGAAGCGGTTGTTGCTTTTGCCGCGAAGCACAAAAAGTCGGAATTGCACGGCGAGTTTGAATGGGACAACGAAACCGCCGGGCATTTGCACCGTCTTAATCAGGCGCGGCACTTGCTGTCATGTATCGTTATTGAACGTGAAGTGAAAACGCCGAAGGGTAAAAAAGAAGTTGTCATTACAAGGGCTTTTGAAAACGTCAAAGACTTGAACAATGAAGACGGAAAGCGCGTGTATGTTCCCATTGATGTCGCTTTAACAGTTCCAGAACATAGGGACTTTGTTATCAGCGGAATTTTCAAAGCCATTCAAGATTTGCAAGACAAGGCGCGGGCGTATGACAGTTACCTGAAAAATCCAGTTAAGTTTAACAGCGGGCTTAACACGGCGTTAAAAGCGGTTTAATTAACAACCGTACCAACCTGAGCCGTCCTTCGGGGCGGCTTTTTTATTTTTCAGACCATCGTATACATTTACTACGTTAATACTTCCGAATTGCGCGAATTTTATTTACCTCTTAATTTTTAACTGTAGGCGTAAAGTATTGGTATAGGCAGTAGCCAAACGCGGTAGCGTTTTATCAATCCCCCAAGCCTGCATTTACCGGCGCAGTAGCGCACATCAGTAGATGGGTAAATATCTTATCTTTCAGAGGTATTAGTATGCCAATTAACAAAGAATTTTTAGCGCCTTTATTTCAGGGCGTGGAAAAAGCGGAAGATTACATCAACGCGGTTATCGCGGAATATGAGAAGGAGAAACTCCCCATCATCAAAAACCGTGATGACATTCTCGCCGAGAAAAACAATCTTGAGAAAAAGCACAAAGAGCTTCAAGACCTCCAGAAAACTCTTGAAGCCGCGAACAAGGAGCTTGATGAAAAACTTAAGTCGAACGTTCCCGGCAAAGAAGTAAAAGTTTTTCAGGAAGAAATTGACAACCTTAAGAGAAACATCAAAGTCTTAACCGAAGAAAACGGCAAGATGAAAACCGAGTACGAAAAATCGCTGGAAAACCTCACGAGCGAGAAAACGCACTACATAATCGGCGAGGAATTCACGAAGCTTCTCAACGAAAACACCGCGATCAAACCCGCAATGAGGGAAGGGCTGATCAAAAGGTTCTTTGCCGATTACCCGAAATCCGATTTTGGGCCGTTCGTGTACGAAGGGAAAACAACCTATGTCACCAAAGACGGCAAAAAAATGAGCGATCTTCTGGCGAACTTCTTTAATACCGACGAAGGAAAAAATTATCTGTTGAACCAAAGCACCGGAGGCGGAGCCCCCGGAGGGTCAACGCCGGCCGCCGTTGGCGGTGGTATGAAAAGAAAAGACTTTGAAGCGCTGTCTTACGGAGAGCGCGACGCCTACATAAAAAACAAAGGCAAAGTCATTGATTAAATCAGGAGAAAAATTTTATGAATAATTTAACAGGATTAATTCCGGACTTACACGCGGCGATGGATATCGTATCAAGAGAACAGATCGGGGTTATACCCGCTTCTTACCGTGACGCGAGGGCGGACGCGGTTTCCATAGGGCAGGTTTTAACCATCCCCGTCGCCAAGCCGAGAAAGACACAACCGATCAGGCCGGGGCAGCCTCCGACGGGAAGCGGCAACGACTTTGACAACGTCCAAGTGACTATACAGAGGCAGGAATCGGCGGACCCGATTGTCTGGAACGGAGACGAGGAATCAACTCAAGGCGCTTTGATTAACCCCATGAAAAGGGATCAGATCACGCAGGCAATGAGGGCTCTCGCAAACGAAATCGAGGCTGACGTCGCTCTTGAAGGCGTTGTCGCGGGCGTTGGCGAAGGAAACGTGTATGGACAGAAAGGAGTCACGCCGTTCGCCGGATCGTTGGGAGACATGGCGCAAATTCGCAGAATTTTGAACGAGAAAGGAGCGCCGAATTTTGACAGGCAGTTTGTCGCCAACACTGTAGCCGCGGCAAGCCTGTTGTCGAATAACAACCTTCTCCATGTCGAAAAATCGGGGGGAGACAGCGAACTCAGGCGCGGCGTAATGCGCCCCATCATGGGATTTAACATTTATGAATCGGGCGGCCTTGTGACGATTGATCAGGGAACTGCGGCAGGTTATCTCGTGAACGGCGCCGCCGTCGCGGGGGCGAAAGCGATCAATATCGACTCCGGCTCCGGCACTTTCAAGAGGGGCAACATCGTAAAATTCGGAACCGACGCGACCGAATACGTTGTTACGGAAGATGTCGCAAGCGGCGGCACCGTCCTTAAAATCGCGGGCGGCCTGAAAGACGCCGTTGCGGATAACGCCGCGATAACTATGTCCGGCAGGGAATATATGCCAAGCATAGCGTTCAACAGAAACGCGCTTTTAACGGTTTGCCGCCCCGTGAAACTTCCGAGCGACGGCGATTCCGCGAAAGACGTTTACAACGTGGTCGATCCAGATTCCGGTCTCGCGTTCCAAGCGGCGCTGTACGGCGACTATTTGCAAAACAGGCTTGAGATAAGATGCGCGTGGGGCTGGAGAGCCGTGTCACCTCGCCATATCATGACCATTTTCGGTTAATCAAAACTCCCCCGCCTAACCGCGGGGGATATTATTTTTAGGAGTTAATTATGGGAAAAACAGTAACCATGCAAAAAGGCGACGTGTTTGCGGATATTTACGACAGCGAGGAAACAATCGCGCAGGCGCAGAAAGACGGGTATCATGTCTGTTCCGAAGCGGAAATGAAAGTCCGCGAGGAAAGGGCAATCGCCAAGAAACCAAAGAACGACAATAATTCTTCCAAAGGCAACGGGAATACGCAAACCAAAACTAACCTTGCCGACATGAACAAGACTGCTCTTTTGGCGTTTGCTGGAAAGAAAAAGCTCTATGATAAATCTTTCAAAGAAAAAAAACCGGCAGAAATTATTCCGGTAATCCTTGAGAAAGCCAGAGCTAAAATAGTGGAAGCCGAACTGAAAACAGCAGACGAAGCCGCGGCTTTAACGGAAGACGAGCTGTTCACATTATTTGATAGCATTAACCCCGAAGGTTAATAAATGTTTGAAGTAGAAGACGGCACGGGATTGGAAGACGCCAACGCTTATGTGGATATTCCTTTTGTAGAGAAATATCTCATAGGCGAAAGGCTTGCCCAGTTTAAGGATTTGTCCGATGAAGAAAAACAAGCTGCAATCATTGCCGGTACGCAGTTAGTTGACATCTCCTATGACTGGATAGGCAGCAGAAAATCGCTTGAACAGGGGTTAAACTGGCCGCGTGCGGACGTTATTTTACAAGGTTTTACAATCGAGGGCATTCCCGCCGCGGTTAAAAAGGCAACCTGCGAAGCGGTTTATTTGTCCATGACGGAAGAGAGTTTATTTAGCAATGAGAATGACAAAGAAGTTGCAAGGGAGCGCATTGAAGGGGCAATAGACACGTCATATGTAAACCCCAAAGACAAGGTTAAAGAAACCGTTACGCGTTTTGAGATACTGGACAAACTTTTAAAGGGGCTTTACGGCAAGGAAGAACCGCAGACAATGGGCGGTTCAAGCGTCGGTTCTGCGAGCGTGGAGCGAGCGTGAACTATAAAGAAATGGCGGCTAAAGCAAAAAAACTTCTCGGCAAAAACGGCACAAAGTGCATGTTAAGAAACCCCAGCGGAAACGCACCTGTTTATAATTCGGCAACAAATGATTACGAAACGGAAACTACGCCTTTTGACGGGTTCTGCATTGTTACCAGTTACGAAGACAAAATGGTTGACGGCACGATAATACAAGCAGGCGACCGGAAAATTATAGCAGTGCTTACGGCGGAGCCTGTACCGGAACTGTCAACATTGGATGTATTAAATAAGTTTGGAAAATTACAGAACAGTTATAAAGTGGTTAACAGTTCCCCGGTTAATCCGGACGCGACAACAGTAATTTTATACAAGTTGCAATGCCGGAAATAGGAGAATAAATATAATGAACCAAAGAAAACTTGATTATGCTTTAAGACAGGCATTAAATAACCTTGACCGCTGGAATGACGCTACTGGCATATTTGTAAAGCATACAACATATTATTTTGAATACCAAAAACTTATTGAAGACGCTGTAAAAATTGGAATAATGGCTGCTTATGATATTCCCATTGAATTTGATAAGGACGGAGCATTGATAGACAAAAGAAATATAAAAGAAAATGAAAAGCAGGCAAAAAAGAAGAAAAATAAGAGGTAGTTATGCCGTGGCACGGGGTTGACCCGATAGAATGGGCTGCAAAAACGAAAGATGTTCCGCGTAAAGCAATAAATATCTTTGCGTTTGAAGTTTTAAAACGTGTAGTAATGCGAACCCCGGTAGACACCGGAGCAGCGCGGCAAAATTGGCTGGTAACTATAAACGGCGAAACTGACGATTATGACGAATCAAAGAAAAAAGGCGGTCATGTTGTTGCTAAGGGCAAAGATGTAATCGATGCGGCGAAGGGCGATGACACGATTTTTATTCAAAACAACCTGCCTTATATAAAAATGCTTGAATACGGCGGGTACGGTAAGGCTAAAGGACAGGGAAAATCATTGATTGGTAGAAAAAGGGGAACGGCATTGCCTAAAGGAGACAGTCCGCCTTCAGAGAAGCAGAAAGATGAAGTCGAATCAAAGATAACGTCGGAAGGATTTTCCAAACAAGCCCCGAATGGAATGGTCGGTTTAACATTGGCGAAAGCTGATCGGATCTGGGATAAAGCCGTACAAGCGGCAAAGGATAATCCATGACAGACATATACATTGAGAAAACTTTAACAGACGCTTTTTTGACGCTTAACGAATTTTCAAATATTAAATTTATCACTAAAGACAACAAAGGGAATCCGCTTAATGTAATGTTTCCCAATGTTCTATTCAAAGAACCTGACGATAAAAGGTATTTTGCACTCTCATTTTTAGCCAACGAGCCTGAGCCTGCCGGCTTGGGTACTGCCGCGGATAACCGCTGGGACGGTATTTTTCAAATAGATATCATGGTTCCCCTTAACGCTGGTTCCGCGGAAACCGAGGCAAAGTATGACTGGATCAGCAAGTTATTCCAGCGCGGAAAATCTTTCGGCAATGTAACAGTCTTGCGCACCTACCGCGCCGCGCATGGGGCGGATGTTACATTCTACAGGACTGTGGTTCGTGTAGAATTTACAGCTTCATTGCCGAAGTAAATTTTATTTTATTATTTTCGTTTTTACCGTTTTATCTTTGCCACTAGCGAAGTCTATGCCGATATAAACTTCTTGACCAGATTCAAGAGCTTCGGAAATAACAACTTTCATTTTTTCTGTTTTTCCACTTCGTCTGCCGTTTACTTTTATCTTCATAAAATCTTCTTTCTTCATACTATCATACTAGCATATACCATCGTAAATGTATACTACGTTAATACTTCCGAATTGCAAAAACGTTTTTTCACTCTTACTCTTTAATTAAAGAATTTTTTAAGGAGGAGTTATGAGTTACAAAACCGCGCCGAATACAAATTTATTTTTATTGGAGGCAGATCAAAACGGCGAACTGCCCGCCAATCCCGCTCTTCAACCGTTGCGCTGGACGGGTTGTACGCTTGAAGGCAGTTACGAAGAAATAGCGAACGATTCAAAACTGCCGGGGAGAAACCCGTCAAAAAGTTTTAAAGGAGTCGATCAAAACGCGGGCGATTTAACCATGAACTTCGCCGGAAGTGAAAGCGATAAACTGCTTGAAGCTGTTTTGTGCAGTGAAAGGGGATTTGTCAAGAACAACGCGCTGTCCGTAGGCGGCGTCGAAGTTTTCGACATGGTTCCCGGAAACAAGCAGAGAATTTTCGCGCTGTTGAAAGAATACTCTCAAGACCCGAAACTTTACCAGTTGTTTAGGGGGCTGCAGATTAACACCCTTAAAATTGCATTTGAGATCAGCTCGCTTGTTAAACTTACTTTCGGCTTAATGGGCGCGAACAACCCTGAACTTGAAGACGCGCCGCCCGTAAACATGACAAACAAACGCCCTGCGTTTGCCACGGAGGAATTTATCACGTTACAGGGCGCGTGGAAATTCAAAGGTCCGGAAGACTCTGTGCCGGCAGAGTATATAGACGGCGTGAGCATAGCCCTTGACATAACAAACAATATGCAAAACTTGCAGGGCTTGTTCCAAGTAGAAGCAATTGATAAGTCTTTAGGTATGCTGGACATCACCGGGACGATCAACGAGTACGTCAAAGACGGAAAGCTCTACAACCTCGCCAAGAGAGGGGAGGGCGGAGAGCTTCACATAACGGTCTTTAGCGAGAAGAACGGAATTGAATACGAATTTATCCTTCAAATAAATTTCGACAACTCAACATTAACCGGCGATCCCCAGCTTCAATACGCCCTTCCGTTTAAGACTTTCGGAGAGAGCAGATTTTTGATCAGAAAGACCGTTAAAGAGGAGGAATAAGAATGAATTTAGACGATCTTGTAACTCAGGATAAATCTGAATCGGGCGAGTGGTTTCCTGTAGAGCTGTATGGCAAGACACAGGACTTTGACCTGCTTATTCTCGGCGATGATTCTAATACAGTAACGAAACATACACGCGAAAGAGTGAAAAAACTCAGCGAAATTTCTGCAAAGGAAAAAAATGAAAAGAACGAAAAGAACGAGGGGCTTAGAATAGAAACTCTTGACACTATGACTAAAATGAACGACGAAGCGGTATTAATAAGGATCGCCGGAATAAGGGGATGGAAAAGAGAATACGATGAAGATGGCAAAGTCCTCAATGAGACAGAAGATCCTGTAACCATTAACGGCAAGGAACTCAAAAACGACAAAGAATCATACAAACTTTTGATAACAAAAATTCCTGATATAAAAGAATTTGTTTTGAATAAAGCGAGGGATCGCACCAATTTTTTATCGGAGCCGAGCAGGAATTAGAACTGGCGGTAAAACGCTTTTTTTTCCTGCACGCCGACCGAACAAAGAAGGTTGGTGACAAGATAGAGCATTATACCCATGCCGAGGAGAGGGAGCGCGTAATCAATGCAATCGGATATGAAAAATGGGAACAAACTGGACAGGCAGAGACGTTTGGAGACATTCCCCCGCCTGTCTGCTTCTCTGAATTATTCGGAGTGTTTATCGACATCTACTATTTCTCGCCAAACGGAATCACTTACCCCGACATACAAGCCTATTGCCAAGCGAGTCAAAATCAATTATCAGCTTATGAAGTCGGGCTTATCCGCAAGATGTCGAGTTGGGCAGCGTCTGAGGTCAATAAAGCTTTTAGGGAGAGCCAATAATGCCTGACATAAGCCGATTAGTAATCGAGGTAGACTCAAAAGGCGTACTCAAGGCGACTGGTGATCTGGAAGTATTTGCTAAAATGGGACAGAAAGCCGGGAAAAGCTCAGATGATCTCGCGAATAAAATGGGCGCCTTGCAGTTAATCGCGAACAAATTACCGGGACCGTTTAAATCCGTCGCCGCGGGGCTTATGGGAATGGTAAACCCCACTACCGCCGTCATTAGCGTATTAGTAGAACTTGGAGAGGCTGCTGTAAAATATATAGGCGAAGCGGTAGACGCGTACGCGGAACATGAAGCGCAACTGGTAAGGCTGGGAGCCGTCGTTAAAGCAACAGGCGCGGATATGTGGACTACGACAGACGCGCTGTCAAGTTACGCCGACACGTTGCAGTCTACTATGGGAAAATCATCAAATCAAATCAAACAAATGCAATCGGTCTTGTTAGGGTTTACAAATATCACGGGGGAAAATTTTAACCGCCTCACAAAAGACATGATAGACATGGTTGACGTTATGGGCGGGGACATGGTGAGCGCCGCCAGTACTTTCGGCAAGGCTATGGATAATCCTGCGGAATCTTTAAGCGCGTTAAGCAGGTATGGTTTTAAATTCACCGAACAAGAAAAAAGCATGATCAAGGCAATGCAGGAAGCCAATGACATAGCGGGTGCGCAAGTTGTTATCTTAAAATCCATGGAGAAAGCGTTTGGAGGCGCCGCGGAGGCTCATGGGAAAACATTACAGGGAATGAAGGAATATGTAAAAACCTTAAAAGAACAACATAAGGCGTTAGTGGCTGAATACAGCGGCATGTCAGATATTGCAAAAGATTTTAATGAAATGCAAATACGATATTACGAGGGATTGAATAATGCGTTATCAGAAAATATTGAATTGGAAAAAATCATAGCCAAAGAAAAGACCGGTGCGACGCTTGAGGATTATTACAGAAAAATAGGTCTGGAAATTAATAAATTGAAAAGAGAAATAGAAAAATCAGAATCGGAAGGTCAAGAACATAAAACCTATGACAAGCAGTTAGAAGAATATCAGGAACTTCTTAAGCTATACAAGCCTGTTATTGACGCAGAAAAACAACGCACAACAGAACTTGAGAAACAGTTAAAAATTATCAATGATCAAAAAAAACAATACAACAGTGTAATGGAAACGGTCAGGGAGACGCTAAGCAAAACTCCAGAAGGACAAGCTGAGGAAATACAGAAAAAAATAAACGAGCTTACCATCTTTTTGAATAGCGGGAAAAAAACAGAAAATTATCATGTTTTTGATCTTGCATCGAAAAAATATAATGACGAGGACAAATTAGTAGATCTGGCTCAAAAAGACAAAGACGATATTAATAAAGCAATTAAATATTGGAAAGAACAACTTACAGAAATAGGCAAAAAGGGAAGGGCGCCTTTTGAAGATTGGGTTAAAATACTTGCGAGCGCAACCGGATACACCGAAGAAATGGTAAACAATTTAAAACGTCTTGGAACGGTAGAAAAATACGCCGCGGATGTCGAGAAAATACAAAATACACTTTTGTCTCAAGACGGCGATTTAATAAATGCCCTTGGCTTAGATAAAATCGATGTTTTGGAATCATCCGCGGATAAAGTCAGATCAGTACTCGAAGCAATGCTTAATTCCGGCAAATGGGATGGTACGGAACGATCGGTAAAGTTTCTGATCGAGAAACTGGAACAGCTTGATAAAACGGCAAGCGATTCCCATTTTGCAAAAATAATTGAAGACCTTGAAAAAGAAAGAAAACTATTGGAAAGTTCGCCTTTAGAGCGCGTGTACAATCAAATAACGGAGCAATTAAAAAGCAACAATGTAAAAGATCCGACTACTTTCCAGATAATTGAATACATTAACGAAAATGGTAAAAATTACCTTGCCAGTCTTGCTGAACAGCTCAAAGACGCCGGCGAGTCAACGTATGATTTAGCGGTAAAACGCTTAATGCTTGAAAAAAATATAACCGAAGAAACAGCGCAACAGGCGATATCAGTCCAAAAACAAATAGACTACATAACCAACGGCTATGACATCATGGCAGAGATAACGACGGAAATTAATGACGCGCTCAAGTCCATCCGCGCAGGCAAGGGCGGTTACGGACAGTATGCGGAAGGAGAATTTGCCAATTCAGCCATGAATGTTATGGGAGGGTCAGACGTTGGGACGTTTGTAACATCTTCGGCGGGAAGCGGCGATCCCGGGGTGGGGGCAATAAAAATGTTAGTTGAGTCCCTTGCAAAAGTAATAACAAGCATCGAAGGCGTAGATCAAATATTGAACCCGTTTACCGGCATGCTTATGGAACTGAAAGATGTTTTCAAAGCTTTGCTGCTGCCGGGGTTTGTACTTTCCAGGGCGTTTGTTGAACTTGGAAAGGGGATAAATTGGCTGCTTAATTTCATATCGTTCGGCATGATTAACGAAATGGCAAGGATGTACGACAGCCTTGCAGTGACCAATGACGAAAGGCGAACAGAGGAAGAGAGGTTACGCGCGCTCAATGAACAATATAAAAATCTTTACGCAGCCCTTAAAGAGCAGGAAGAATACTATTTACAGCAGCGCCGGCACTTGAACGCGGAATGGGCTATTGAAAACTATCAAACAAGAAGCGTAAACGACATGATATTAAGCCCCCACGGCGCGTTCAGCACTGATCCTGAGGATTATATTATCGCGACAAAGCACCCGGAAAATTTTGCGGGCAGCAACGGCGCCGCGCCTGTATATATAACGGTAATAAATAAATCAGCCGCGGAAGTAACGACGCAGGAAAGCACCGCGGCTGACGGCGCAAAGGAAATTAAGATTATAGTAGAGGGTATTGTCCAAAGCGGATTAGCAAGCGGTAAATTTGATTCTGCGCTGGAAGCCGCCACAACGCGTAGAAGCGGAAAAAGAGGATTCTGATGATAGAGTGGCCGAAATATAACGGAAAATTAATAGGGACGGTTCTTCGTTCTTCATCTTGGGAAACAACTCCGGGTATCATCGCCGACAAAACCAGAAGCGGGAAATTTAAAGTGCGGATCAATCATGTTAATATACCGGACGAATTTTCCGTAGTAATGCATATGACTTTACCAGAATATTTGGTATTAATGAATTGGTGGAAAAATGTGTGCCGAAAAGGTTTTTATACCTTTGCGTACCCCAAGATAGACGATAACACAAAAGTAATGGCAGAATACCAGTTCGCGCCTGATACTAAGCCAAAAATACAAAATACGTCAGGTGACAACCTTGAGATTGCCATGAACTGGATGGAAGCGACATGATCGTATCCCCTAAAACTCAAAAACGGTTAGCCGCGCAAAGAACCGCAGCGTTCCCTTATCTGATACAAATTACACAATCAGGGTCTGATATGTTTTTTGTGAATTCATCAGATAATTTGCTTTTTAAAGGCAAAATTTATAACTCCGCATCATTTTCGATTGATCCGCCAAACGTAGAAGGTGCGAAAGTCAGCAATGCGACGCTTACCATATCGGCTATAGATCAGTATTGGACGCAAAAGATAAGAGAAACAGAAATACCGGCAAAACTAAAGTTTATTGCCGTCATTGTTTATGATGAACAAGGGATAGAAGGAATTGAAGAACTGGAAGAAAACAGTTTTACCCTCAGAGCGGCGCGATGGGATGAAATAGCTATTTCTTGGGATATGTCTTTTGACGAACGGCAGGCTTATATAATAACGTCCGTAAAATGCACGCCGCAGGTTGCTCCGGGGTGCGCGTAATGATAAACGTAAAAGACTTGGTTGGAATACCGTACAAAGATCATGGACGGGATTCTTCCGGCATGGACTGTTATGGATTGGTTATTGAAGTGTTGCGCCGGGCGGGGATAAGCGTTCCAGATGTGTTTTATTCCGATACGGATATTAAAACGAATATAACAACCATGAAAATTCTTGAGTCCGCCATACCGAATACCAAACTGGAAAAGCCTGAGGATCTGGCGGTGGTCGAGATACTGGTAATGGGGCAGCCGTCGCATGTGGGCGTTTGCTTGGGGGACGGAACATTTATCCATGCACTTGAAAAAGTCGGCGTGGTAATAGAGCCGTTATACAGATACAGGCATAAAACAAGGGGGTTCTACCGTGTCAATAATTAACATTTTCCGCAGCGCCTTTGAGAACAACCATGACGCTGTTCCGGTATCCGGAACTGTCGCAATCAAGGAAGCGCTGCCTGAGGTTGATTTTGAGAACGCCGTTATAGCGGTTAACGGCTTCTATGCCGATGAAAACTATGTCTTGCAAGATAACGACATCTGCACTATAAGGCTGTTTCCTAAAAAAGGAAAAGGCGGATGGAACCCCATTGACACCGCCTTGACTGCCGCCGCGTTTATTGCAAATCCCGTTTTGGGCGTTATGTATGCGGCGGCAACCGGCTTGAGTTACGCGTTCTCGAATAAAACGCTTGGCAGTCTGGCTGCTGAATCCTTTATATCAAATTCATCTGACTTATCCGGCGCTCCGAACAGCCCGGAAAGCCTGATTAATGTCCCGCAGCTAAGAGGGGCAAAAAACCAGTCAAATAAAAACAAGCCCATACCATTAGTGATGGGGAAACATCTTTACACCCCGATGTATATAGGAGCGCCTTACACCGAGATAGGCGGCGCAGACGGGGAGGAACAATACTATAACGTGCTGTATCTGCTGGGCTGGGGCAAATTGAATGTAAGCGATATAAGGCTGGGACCCGTAAGCGGATTAGCAAAGAACCAGTGCAGATTAACCGAAGGAAGCTGGTCATGGAATAATAACCCGTCATTTTTTGGAGCTGATTTTATTAATCCCAGTTTTAAGGACAGTAATCCTCAGCTTGAATTGAGGCAGGGAGCGAGCGAAGTCGGGCTGTATCCGCAAAAAGTTGTGGAAGAGCGGCTTAGTATTGAACTGATTAACATAAAGGATAAAGACAACCCGTCAGAGAATAAAAAACTGCCGGTAACAAGGTTCTCCGCCAAAAATCCGCAAAAGGTTCAGGTGGAGATCACTTTTAACCAGGGATTAATTTCTTACGATGAAAAAGGAAATAAAAGAAACGCTTCGGTTGGTGTACTTGTTGAGTGGAGAGCGAATCCAAACGCGGATGAGTGGAAAGAATTTGGGCGTTTTGGGACTGATAAAGCTGATATAAACGGAAAATCTCCCACTGATTACAGCCAGGCTACCAAGACGACAACCATAACGCGCCAGAAGGCGAAAGTTATGCGCTTTGTCGCCGAAAAGTCTTTCGCTTATGACGACGTAAAAGATTATGGCAGAACGATAGAAATCAGGGTAATCCGCACGACCGCTAAAAAAACCGATGACACGAGGACGGCGGACACTGTGTATTTGAGCGCGATCCGCACATGGTGTTTTGACAACGAAGCCACAATATCAAACAAAGGGGTAATGGTTCCTCAAGCTCCTATGATCGCGAAATACAGAAACCAAACGGCGCGGCTTGGTTTTAGGATTAAAGCGGCAGATGTTTTACAGGGGACTATTGATTCTTTGAATTGTATCGTGGAATCATACGCGCGGACATGGAACGGTTCGGCGTGGAGCCCGGGTGAAACGCCGACAAATAACCCGGCAAGCGTCGCATTGAAAATATTGCAGTCCCCAGCCCTGGGCAACAACGCTTATCCTGATTCAATGCTTGATCTTGATTCGTTCGGCGAATTCTATCAGTGGTGCGCAGAAAGGAAATATACCTGTAACAGCGTGCTTACGGCTGAAAAACGCGTGGATGATTTATTAAATATCGTTCTTTCCACAGGGCGCGCTATGAGGATACTTAACGGAAACCGTTACGCGGTTTTAATTGACAAGCCGCGCGAAAATCCGGTGATGATTTTAAACAACCAGAACGTGCTTGAGGCAAAGAATGAAAAACTGTTTGAAGATCTTCCGGACGGGTTTTCCGTAAAATTTATCAATGAATTGGACGGATATCAGGAAACGGAAATTTACGTGATGGCTGACGGTTCCGCGGCGCCGGGTCCGTTATCAAGAATGGAAAGCGTTGAAATGCCGTTTGTCACCGATTACGAACAAGTGGTAAAAAACTGCCGGTATCTTTTAGCCTGCCGGCGCTTGCGTCCGGAAACATGGATTAGAAAACTGTCCGTTGACGGCTACTTAATCGGGATAGGCAACAGGGTGGAAGTTCAAGACGACACTATCGTAGTCGGGATCGGAGAGGGAGCGGAAATAAAAGGCGTTATTTTCTCACCTATTCCTGCGGAGAACGGATTAATTTCTGAAATACAAACGGACGGACAATTTGACGTATCAGTTGTAGCTGGCAAAGAATTCGGTATTAAGATAATGCACTTTGACGGCGTGCATAACGGGACAATCAGGACAATCAAAACAGCGGTAACGAAACCGGGAATCTATAGCAATTTTGTTTTTAACCCGCCTATTGGATTGCCGTTCACCCCGCAGAAAGGCGACATAATAGCGTTTGGCGAATATAACAAAATCACAACTCCGGCAATTTGTTTTGGAAAAAAAGACAACGGGGACGGTACGTTTGATGTTACCCTGATACCGTATCAGGAAGGGATATATAATACCGATTCAGGCAAAATACCGCCTTATGAGGCGAATATTACCACTCCGCAGCGCCCGGTACAACCGACCGCCATTCCAGAGTTCGCTGAAATTATTAATGAAAGAATATCGGATGTGGCAAGCCGCCCGGTTGAAGTAAACAGGCATTTATTCCAATTGATACTTTCTATTCCAACTAGAATTTTAGACTGCGATCACGGCGGGAATATTCTTGATGGAATATTGCCGTTTACCAGTCAGGCTACGTTATATGTGGGAACAAAAGAAGTCGATATACGAAGTGAAATTATACAGTATCCCGGAAAAGGCAGCGACTTATTTGATCCTATGCTTGGCAGTTTTGTACCGGTAAGGAGTATGAATGATGTTATATTCTCTCTTAAAAACGAACCGGAAGGAGTAACTATAGATGAGAAAGGATTAATAACAATCAGCAAACGAGCGAAACTTAGCGCCGAAAATTATATTACAGTTGTCGCCGATTATTTTGGGCAAATATTTACAGCTGTATTATTTTTAAAACTAGGTGTATACACTCCGCGGTATCTTGGTGTATGTGTTGAAATAATAAGGGCAAATACCGTTAAAATTAAAAAAGGTGTTGATATTTTTGAAATAGTAGCATGGCAGGGTGATTGGGTTTCTTATAAAGGAGGTATTATACAACAAGGATGGAGACCAGATTTTTGTTATAAATGGACAGGCGCGCAATGGGAAGAAGTACCAACCAGCGAATCAGCCTCTTATATGGAAGCTTTAGCAGACATAACAAGAGACGCTCCTTCTGGAGCATTTTCTACAATATTTGCTTCTGAGCTAATGTCATTAAGGGCGACAATAAAGACACTTGAAAGCGAAATTATAAGATTAAGAAATCCTGAAATTCCAAATAACTATATAGAACTAAATGGAGAAAAAGGGATTATAAAAAGCAGTAATTACGATCCTGATGCTCCGGAAGGCGAACGTGAAGGGTTTATGATAGACTCAGACGGGAAAGCGGATTTTTATGATATTACCATTAGAGAAGGCAGCGTATTTAAAGGCTTTCTGCAATCCATTGGCGGGGTTTTTGAAGGTGAACTTAATTGTGATGTGCTAGAGGTAAAGAAAGGCGATATAATCACACATCAATTTCCTGCCGGCGGAGGAAGCTATCCAAAATACAAACATTCCGCGGAGATAGAACAAGAAATTATCATTTATTTACAAGGATCATTACCCTCTAATCCTCCTAATATGGGCAGTAGTCGAATTTATTATTTAAAAGGTGGCACTATTACATATAAAAATTCAAATTTAAAAATAATTGCTATTATTTGCCGTAATTCATACGAGACTAACGTTTATATGCATCATAAAATGTATGTGGTATATTTAGGAGTAGGCGGAATTATTGATATAACTAGCGGCGGGTATATTCAATATCCGCTACAGTTTACCATGGGCAACAATGAAAGTAAATTGCTGTTAAAGAAATTGCCGACGCAAGTGACGACAGACGATCCGGTAGGGACGGTGTATAAGTATCATAATGCTTCTCTTGGCAATGTAGCATTATTAGCGGTAAAGGAGTAATTATTCAGATATTTTTCTACCGGCAAATAATCCTATTATCAAAATATCATTTTCAAATTTATATGAAAAAACAAGCGGGTCAGGGTACATTTCCAAATTTTGGAAAACAGAATCTCTGTAGTTGGTAGTAACCGTTAAATTAGTTTCGTTGTAACTGTAAGTACCAGACCAATAAATTTTTTCATCTGTTAATTGCTGGACATTAGTTTTAGTAAAGATATAACGCAAGCCAGTTTCATTTTCCCAAGTACCCACAAACGGGTTAACTATTACTTGTTCTTCCACAGGCTCATCTTCACATGAAAAAAGGAAAAACGCAAGGGTTAAGGTTAAAAATAGTTTCTTCATAAAACTGCTCCTTGTAGATTATTAATAAAAATCATTTATGGCGGGAATCCCTTTTGGGTCAATGGTTATCGGCTTGCCTCTTATTTTTCCGTTTACCTGAACAATTAGAGATTTGCAATTTTTTAATTTTAAAACCATTTCGCTTGTTAAAGTAGCCAATGGCGTTTCGACAATAAAATCTTGCATTGTTAAATTTCTTGGTGTAATAGCTAATGTATACAACGAATCATCTATTTTTATTTGAATGTTTTCAATAAAAATCCATGATTGTCCGAGATACACGACGTTTAATTGGTTTACTTTTGATTTGGCTGGAAATTCTTTTTTCTCAAATAATATAATTGTAGTGCTTGCAGTTTCTGTAAAGCTGTCATAAACAACACCTGATACATAAATTTTCATGCTATAAGTTATTATATCCCCTGAGATGTCGTTTTCTATTTCTTTTTCAACTTCAAATAAATTATTTAGATTATCTTGTGAAAAAACTGGAAATGATAAGAGAAATAAGAATGTAATAACCAACTTTCTCATGGTCGGCGCCCCCCTGAAAACACCGTATATTCATACTACGTAAATATATACGAATTGTCAAGTTCAAAAATACCGCAAATAATAAATTATTATGGCTTATGAGAAAACAAATTGGAAAAACAGGCAAGGAGCCGGTCTTAACAAGTTCAAAAAATCAGAAGAAACAAGCGATTATGTTTATTTAACAAATGAACCTGACGTCATTACAGAGCAAGGGACGCCTTTTTCTGTAGAAAATATGAATAAAATAGAGCGGGGCATTTATGAAGCGCATGAAAGCAAACAATCAAAAATAATAAATGCGACCTGTTCAACCGCCGCCGCAACAGCGGCAAAAGCCGTTACAATCGAAGACTACACCTTAACCGCAGGTGATGTACTTGCTATTACCTATACTAATGGAAACACGGCAAATTCAGCAACAATTAACGTAAATGGCGCCGGAGCTAAAGCTGTGTCTTTAGGGGGCGGCGCGCCGACGGGCGCAAGCGGAACAGGGGCTCATTACATAGCGGCTGGTCGTACAGCTCTCTATCACTATAACGGGACTTACTTTTGCCTTACGGGCAGCCAAGACATTACAGACAGCAACACAGAAAGCGAATTAACTGCAGCAGTTACCCGAATTACAACTATTGAAGGGAAGATACCAAATCAGGCAAGCGCGAATAATCAGTTAGCGGATAAAGATTTTGTTAATTCATCCGTTACCGCAATGGCGGCGCACCAGCTCACTTATAATGCCGCGGGTAATCCTTTTCCAACAAAAGCCGCGCTTAATTCAGCGGCAACTTTTTATTACAAAGGCACAGCGTTTAGCCCTACCGAACACGATTACTGCGTGGTACAAGCAGACGAATCTCAGAACGGCGCGCAAGTAAGATATGTATATAACGGCGTACAATGGATTTTTGGCTATAAAATCAACGATAAGCCGTTTACAGCAGAACAATCTGCCGCAATAGATTCAGGCGCAACTACAGCGATAATTGGCAGTGTGGCAAATAAAGTAGATACATCTGGAAATCAAACAATTAACGGGATAAAGACATTTGGATCTTTACCGGTTTTGCCGTCAACCGCTCCTGTAAATAATAATCAAGCGGCAAGCAAAGCTTATGTTGATTCCAAACTTGATGCCGACAGCATAGCTGTAGACGTTAGCAAAAAAGCATACGCCAAAAAAAATCGGTATACTATAACGTCAAACACGATAGGGCACTTAATTAAAACAAATATTGCAAATACTGAAATCGGAAACGCGAAACTTTCCATAAGGGCATCTTTTTACACAACGGCGGGAATGATTGATACAGAGTTAGATTGTTTCATAAACGGCGCAAGCATAACAGCCAACAGTATGCAGCAGCTTAACAAAGGTTTTAACCTCCCGCCTATAATCGCATGTTTGAATACGGATAATACGTGGTCATTTTTTATAAAGCATAATAAAAGATATGTCCATATTGCCGTGGACATATCTTTAAGAAATGCGACCAATTCTTCAACCTCTTCCGCGTTTTCTGAAACCGCCTTAGAAAATCGGTGTACCGAAATATTAGCTATTTCGGCAACAGAAGGCGTGCCGACATCGGCAAATGCAGGTTACATTAAAGTCCCTGACTCTTTGGTATTCGGCGCACAAAACACCAAAGAAACTACATTGTATATTGCGACTCAAGACGGAGATGACAGCAATACCGGAACAAGCCGCGCGCAATCATTAAAAACGGTTGCTGCGGCGATTGCAAGAGCTAAGGGCAATGAAAGGCTTTTTTTGTATATCAACGCCTCTGTAACCGCCGCGCCTGCGGCGTATAACTCAAGTACTGCTTATGCGGCAGGTGATCGCGTGACATATAACGGATATACATACGAGAGAGTCACGGCAGGGACAGGTACTACTCCAAGCGTTACGGCAACAGTGTGGAAATTTGTACCTATGGATACTGTTACGCAAGGGAACTGGAGCGCGTCAACAGCTTACGCGGCAGGCGATACGGTTTTTAAAAACAGTTCAACAGGGCAGAAATTGTCTTATGTTTGCATGGCAGCAAATACAGGAGAACCGCCAGCAGATACTTATACTAAATACTGGGCTTTAGCAGGTCTGTACAATCCAATAATTCCGGCAACGACAATCGCCCACATGAAGGAAATTGTGTTTGTGGTGGAAGCGTCAACTTATAACGCCGCCCAGCCTTATGTTATTTGCACGGGAAGTTTGACGTTAAGCAAAAACACGTTAATACACAGCGACGCAAAATTTTTAATTGCTGGTACTTTAACTATGGACTACGTCCCAATATTCCGCTTTGAAGGTAGTATGGTTGCGAATGCAATATCCGCGAATTACGACACTACCGGAAGGTTTGAAGAGGTTACGGCATGGTCTTATATTACGCATAATAAAGTAAAAATATATTACAACGGCGCGGTTACAGTTGGAGTAACTGATACCGCATCAAGAGCAGCAATAACAATTAGCACACTATCAGATGTAGTATTTTGTGGTAATTTAATAGCTGATGGTTATAGCGGTGCTGTTAATACCGGCACGGGAATATATGTGTCAACGGGTGCAACTGTAACTGTTTTAGGAAATGTAACCTTAAGAAGTTTCGGCACTGCTATCAATGTTGCAACAGGCAGTACGTATGCAAATTATTCCGCGACAACTACCATGATTAAATCAAATTATACCGGCAGCACAAACCCTGCAGCTATCAAAGTAGACGATCGTTCAACTTTTATCAGCAGCAAAGGCGCAAGTTATGTCAGAACAAATACAAATGATAACATATCAGGGAATTTTATTGATTTAAGCAACATTGAGGCTAGCACTTTATTGGGTTTAGCAGATATTAATTTAAATAATAATTTTTCAACACTCGGAAAACCGAAACTAGTTTTAATCGAAGGTCAAAATTTACCTAATGCTCCTGCAAGCGGCTGGGGTTTCTGCCTGCACATGGAACACAGAAATACTAACCGTTTCGCAAGACAATTATTTATGCCATTTAGTTCCAATGATATATATACACGTGCTATTAACGAGGGGACGCCATCAGCTTGGGTAAAAATATTCCCCAATGATACAACAACACATCCTAACCAAACAATAGAACTAACTCAAGACGGGCAAGAAGCGGAACTGGCAAAGATGTACGGAGGAACATGGGCAAGGGCAACCACTCCCTCAGCAAGAACCGTTTCTCGCGCCGCTTCAAACGCCGGAAGTAGTTTAGAGAATTCATTATTGCCAAACACGACTATTGCATTAAGCTCTTCTATTCCTGCCGGAAGCGTAGTCACTATAACTATTAGTAACTGTTCACAAACCGCTACAACAATAACGCTGATCTCCTCGATAAGAGGTACTATAGGTGAATTTGCTATCCCCGGTGCTAATTATCCGACCGTAACTCTTCCGTCAATCACAAAACTGTCAAGCGAAGTAATATCAGTAAAACAGAAAGACGGTATTCCTGTTTCTGTTTCGTATACATGGACTGCCGTACCCGCATTGTCTAAAACAGCTTATTTATATGTAAGGAGCGATATATGAAATTATTCGAGTTAGTCCTTTACCAGTCCTGTAATTATAAATGCGTTGACTGCCCTATGGAAAAGTGGTTATACGAACCTGATGAATTATTCGAGGACGGGTCGAGAAAAAACGCGATTACCAATTCTAAACTTTTAGAATGGTTAGACGAATACCTTGATCCTAACGAATGGTTTATCGAGATTACAGGCGGAGAACCGGGGCTGTATCCTGAAATAGAAGAACTTGTGTTAGCTTTAAGCAGAAAAGGTTATAAAGGAATAATAAGAACTAACGGCTCAGTGCCCCTGCCGTACAGCGATAATTTTAAAAGAGTTACCGCATGGCATAAACAGGCTGTTAAGATTCCAAAGTATTATGATTTCATTTTAATACTGGAAAACCCTGATGATGACTGGCAGGCGAAAAAAACTTACTGCGAAGAAAACAATATCCCCCATGCGGTGTTCCCTTATAAGTTTTTTTCTCTTGACGGATCGCAGACTACTACTTACCCGCCGAAGTATAACAAAATTTTTAACGAAATGACAACCATGTTTTCAAGCGGAGCCATTGGCGGCTGTTTCACAAGCGCGGCTGATTCAATTGAAGGCGCGGCTCTGCACAAAATGAGTGAACCGATAGTCAGGGCAACTTGTGAAATGTGCGGAAACATAGAAGCGCTCGAATATTTTATAGATAATATACCCGGATTCAAAGAAACGCTTGGAATAACGGAAAATGACATAATACCGCCGCAAACCCCGTTTATAAATTACCCAATGCTTAATATGCGCAATGAATGGGTAGACAAGGATGGAAATGTCGTAGGTGTATTAGGCGATGACATATCGCATATACCAAATGAGAAAGTATTTATACAAGGAGAATAAGATGTATTTATTTTTACTTGAAGCAAACGTTAACATGAACGTCAATGAATTATCAAACGAAAAATTATTAATAATTATAATATCGGCTTTAGTGCTGGTGGCTGTTATTTTTATTAATGGTTTTTCAATTAAATTCGGTGATAAGGAAATAAATATAGGCGGCGTCCAGCGCCTGTTGGCAAAAAGAGATAAAGATATGCTCTTAAAAGAGAATCTAAAAAAATTCTCCGATGACGTGGATCACGAGATGACAGCGGATTTGTACGATCTTGTCGTAGATATTGAAGACCATCTTGGAGAGTCGTTATTACAAGGCGAACATTGTTATTTTAGCTACGAAAAATTTGCGTCAATCGTAAAAAACGAGCTGTTCAAACGTATCCGCAGAAATAATTTGTGGGAAAAATTAACAGACGCAGGAAAAGAAAAGTATATAGCTACAGTGCTTAAAGATATTAAAGAGCGTTATTCGCTATTGCAGCTGAAAGCTAACCAGGTCAAATGCAAAGACACATATACTGATTTTTCGCAAATCAAAGAGGCAATCCGCGATGTTTTAATACAATTTTTTGACCGCACGGCAGAAATTTTAATTGCCGGAATGGAAAAGAAATGTGAAAAGTACGAAAAAACTAAAGAAGAATTTCAAACAAAGGCGGCAGAAAAACTTTGCTGCGATGACTGTATTGATAAAAATCGAGCGCGCATTGATAAACTTAAAAAAACAATAAGCTAGGGGAGTTAAAAACATGACGTTAAATGAGTTTGTAGAAAAATACAACGGCAAAATTGTAGACTTCGACGGCAAGTACGGAGCCCAATGCGTCGATCTTGTCAGGCAATATTTTAAAGACGTGTGGAATCTGCCAAAACAGCCTGAAAGCGTTAATGGAGCAGTTGATTTTTATTTTAAGCATGAAAGCCGCCCTGTTCAGAAAGAATATTTAACTTGTACGGCGTATTACGACGTGTTAGTTCCGCCCCCGTCCGGTTCGGTTATTATCCTTCGTGCGACAAAAGACAACCCCTGCGGGCATATTGCTATTTGCACAAAAGCAGACAAAGACAGTATCACCGTATTAGAACAAGACGGCGTGTACAACACGAAGGCTATAGAGGAAGGGCGCCCGCAGAAGCCGGCGTACATCACAAAATGGGGTTATGAAAGGCTTGTTGGCTGGTTAACAAAAAAGGAAATCAAGTAATGGAAAACATACCTATTCAGCATATATCTTTTGGAATACTGCTTGTTAATATCTTTCAGGCGTTTTTATTAATCTATTTTAATAGGGATAAGTTAATATGAGCGAAGACAGTATAACAGATATTTTAGTTGCTAAAGAATTGGTAGGTTGTTTTTCAAGGAGTAAAAATGAAAAAATTAATATCAATCTTATTATTATTTTCTTTATTATCACCTTCTTTGTCGGCGTTGCAATCGGCTTCTTCGCTGGGTCAGGAAATCTTAACGGATTTATTAATAATAAACCAACAAATAGACAGCTTACAGAAACAGTTAGAAGACTCAGAGAAGAACTTAGCAGAGAAAGAGAAGCGCTATCAGGAATTAGAGGATTGTTACAAGAGGAGAGAGAAATTATTAAATCAGCTCTCGAAGCTTGTAGACGACTCGGCGAAGGAATACAAAATATCATTAGGAAAATGGAAATTCTTAACAATCTCATTATCGATCTTGAGCGCCGGGCTTATGGGAGCGTTGATTTATCAGAAATTAAATAGTCCGTGAAAATTACCAAAGGTTTTGCATATTTTTCCTTTAGTAATAAGTAGCGGATTATTTTAATAATTTTGCAGGAGGGTAACATGAAAAAATTAATTTTTCTGTTGCTTATGGCGGTAGTCTTGGCAGGCTTTGTGTCTGCCGGCGCCGTCCATCCGCCTTGGGTCGAAAGCCCGGAAACAGCGGATGTTATTTTGGCTGAATACGGTATCCATGAGGGTATCGTTACCCAGCCTACGGTTCTGGTCTCAGCTCTGCCCAAAGTAGAGCAGTCCAGTTTTTTGGCGGTAGTGGTACACGATAATTTATCCACACAGCCAATCAGTTATTTTATAAGTATAAGTTTGGATACTGGACAGTCTTGTATTGCTTGTGCTATTAAAGCCGTTGATTATTATTTGCGGCTTTAGGTAACTGCGGAAAAAACCTCATAATAAATATAAAATAGCCCGTGTACGTTGTATGCGGGCTATCTTTTTGTTTAAATGCCTAATTTTCCACTATTAAATGTTTGGAGATAAGGAGAAAAACATGGCAAAAACTAATAAATTTGTATGTCCGCATTGCGGAAAACCGATAGACGCCGCTTTGTTTTTTGCATGGCGGTCAAAACAGTTAGGGGAAATGACCAGCGAAAAAAAAGCAAAGAGTTCCGCTGAAAACGGAAAGAAGGGCGGCAGACCGAAAGCCCTGAAAGATGACTTTGAACTTAACGTAACTAAAAACGGCAAACAATGTAAATTAAGGTTGGTAAATGACGGCGGCAAGCAATATCATCTTTATGCGGTCTATCCTGACGGTCAGCAAGTAAGAACAAAATATCAACCGAAAGCAAACGATGGGTTTCCCGATATAAAGTTTTTAGCGGTTAAAAATGGTTTTGAGAAAAATTAA